GCCCTGATAGGGCGGTTCCTGCCCGTCGACGCGCTTCAGGCGGCTATGGCGCGCCCCGGCCAGCCCAAAGCCCAAGCCCCCGCCCGGGCGGCAGCCGGTGTAGTAAATGAGACAGGCAAACAGGCCGAAGGGGAAGCCTGCGCCTTTTTTTATGAGTTCGATCTGCTCCGGAGGGGGCGCGTCCCGGTGGGTCTGCGTCAGGTTTCGAGGCGGCTTCACGGCGCTGGCCGGGTTGTAGCTTATAACGCCATCCACTTCGGCCTTTCGGAAGATCTGGCGGATGATCTGCAACTGGGTCACCACGGTTTTCCGGGCGCGGGTGGCGGAGAAGTCCTTGATATACTGGTCAATCTCCTTCGCGGTGATCTCGCCGGGTGTCCGTCCGGCAAATTCTTTCTTTGCCCGGGCCAGCGCCGGACGGTAGCTTTTTTGGGTATTGTGCTCTAAGGTCGGTTCGATCTCCGACCACCATGCGTCCGCGATTTTCTCAAATACGGCGGCTTTTTCCGTTTCGATGCGATCCGCCTCCCGGTCGAAGGACTTGACCTTCTCCCAGACCTCCTTGTCGGTTTTCCCACGGAAGGCCTTACGCTTGCCGTTGATCCGGAGGATGGTCTCGTGGAGGCCGTCAGGCCGGACGTAGTATTTTGGGTATCTTGCCATGGGTTACCCCCGCCAGAAGCCGATCAGGACGCAGTGGAAGTCCAGATACAGCGCGTACATGGCTACCAAGCACAGGAGCACCAGCAGGGCGGCGATGATCCGGTTCCGGGTGCGGACGCCATCCATCATGATCTTCATAGTTTTGCCGTTATCAACCAGATGCTTTTCCAGCTCCTTTTTGTGGGCGCAGAGTGTATCATTTTTAGCGCTGAGGACTTCCTCCGACATGGTGAGCTTGTCGGTGATGCCAAAAAACTCATCTATGGAAATCCCCAGGACAGCGCAGATCGGCCCTGCGGTATTGATGGACGGCGCTTTTGACGCATTCGCAAAAAAGTTGTTGACGGTGGACAGCGGCACGCCCGATTGATCCGCAATGTCTTGAGCCGTCATGTGCAATGCGGCTTTTTTATCTCTGCATAGATCTTGTATCGTCAAAAAATCACCATCCTGTGTCAAATTTCCCAATATGGGCAGGTAAAGTCTCAAATCTGATTCGGCAGTATACTACCTATTTCCCCAATTTGGGCATTGCGCTGCCAAACCTATTTGGAGTAAGGTTTTCTTGCGGACAGGCAGACGCCCCCTCTGCCGGAAACGCAAAGTGCCCCGCCGCTTGTTGCAGAGGCGACGGGGCACTTACTTTTACCAATATATTTTTATGTGCGGAATATACTTATCTTTTTCATCATCATAATCCGCAGATTCTAAAAATGCCCCTGCACATCCTTCAGCTAAAAACCTTTTAGCCTGTTTTGGGGGAAGATAGCCGATTTCGTTACCATAATCATCTGAAACAACGACGGAATTTTCAGCATCATAGTCTTCTTCCAGATCTAACTTTTCTCCTTTTGATAAAAAAGATAGACTTTCTTGTGCGTCCTTTTTTGCGTATTTTACAAGCCGAAAGATTTCGTTTTCCCGATACGCAAGTCGTTTTTGTTCGTCACGGTAAAACGCCGCAAACGCGATACAAGAAATTCCGTCGCGGTCATTGATGTTTTTCAACCCAACGATAACAGGATCGTCTCGCTTCAACCAATCCAGCACCATATCGGTTTTATCAAGCAATTCCCCAAAGTAGTTGTCGCTGAAATAAAGTTTAATTATGCCTTCATGTTCACGAATGTCAAAAAGCCATTCGTTAGCTGCCTGCATAGATTCCGCAATGGAAATAGCTTGTTCAGATGGGCTTACCTTTAAGTTCGCGTATTGGTAAAGCAAAAGGCATTCGCCCATTTTTCGCGGGATGCGGTAATCTGGCTTAGATGTTGAAGCGGGGCGTTCGACAGGAAGAGAGGCTACTGGTTGTGTAGCTTTTTTTGACTTTTTCTTCTCCGAGCAACTATACATGCCCCATCCAATCAGGGCGGCGCCCACGAGGCACGTCAACCATGCCGCTTCCGGATCTTTGGCACCGTAGGATACGCCGCTTATAAGCAATAGCACGCCCCAGACAATCTTTCCTCGGAACCGGGTGCGGCACTGGGGAGCACTGTTTTTCGCACCTGGTCTTTTTCCTGTGTCCCCCATAGAAACTTCCCTCGTTTTCTGTAATATTAAGGCCGCAGCGATTGGCCTTTGGGTAACTACGATTGGAGGTACTTATGAGCACTCAGACCACCCGCACCGTGTCCGATTCGGACACTACATACGCATTGGACCTGTTTGCATCTCTGTCCCCCGCGGATCAAGCGGAGATCATGGCTCTTGCCGTCTCCGCTTTAGCATCTCCGCAATGATCTCATTCTGAGCCTGCGGAGATAGCTGGTCAAATATCCGGGCAAATTCCTGCGTCAGTCCGGCTCCTTCGGGAGCCGGGCTTTTTTCTTCTTTCCCGGTCAAGATGTAATCCGCAGATGTGTTCAACGTTGCCGCTATTTTGGTTAAATGCCGAGTGTATGAAGATCTCTTCCGATTTCTCCATTCGCTGACGCGTGCGGGATCTACCCCAATTTCTGCGGCAAAGTCCTTCTGCTCCCGGTATTTTGCATCCACCAAAGCAAAAAGACGGTCTACGGCGTCCATCGGAATCACCCCCAAATAATAACCAAAATGCCAAAGTGGTAATTGTGCAACTATACGAAAACGCAAAAATGCAATTTATGCAATTGACAAATGCCAAAATGCGATTTATGATATAGCCACAGAGGACATAGCCCCAAGGACAATATACCACACCGGGGCCAGAACATCAAGAGAGGAGGCACAAGGAATGAAAGGGACTTACGTCCTTGGCTATATCTGCGGAATTATCGCAGCACTGCTTGTCTTATCAAGGCTGCAGCTACTGTAGCAAGGACGCCGGAAAGAAAGCCCACTACGAAGTTGGCAAGGTGATTTTTTACAAAGTCAGCCCGTGCGTTGGCCTTGTCGATAAAGTAGGTAACGCCATCGTCAGTCAGCGTGATCCAGAATTCATTATCCCCGACTGGGATCAGCTCGGCCAGCCCTAAAGACTTGAGCAAATAGGCGCTTGGTTCATCCAGCCCCGCCTCGTTCAGATCTGCAGGTTCGCTGCCGTTTTTCGTCAGAGCCTGCAAGTGCTTCAAGTCTTTTTCGTAGCGTTTCATCCGTGCTCCTTCCGGTGGCTCTGCGGGTCGTCTGTGCGGCCAAGAAGGTAGTCCACGGAGCAGTCCAGATAATCAGCGATCTTGGCGAGGCTGTCTGCGGCAATCATCCTATCATGTCTCATATTGGACATTGTATTGGAGCCCAATTCTAAGTCTGTCAGCATGGTTTTGATTGTCACACCTTGCGTCTTAGCCATGGCTTTAACGCAATCCGCTATATTTGGGGATTTGTACAAGCCTATATGGTTCATTTTTGTACGAACCTCCAAAATCATTAAAAATAGCGAAAACTACTTTACAAACGCTAAATTGAGTGATAATTTATATCCATAGAGGACATAGCCCCGATGACAATATACCACACCGGGGCAACGCCGTCAAGGCGGGAAAGGAGCAATTATGATCGTTAACAGAGTCAAGGAGCTGCGGACGGCTGCCGGCATGACCCAGAAGGCGCTGGCGGATCAGCTGGGCGTCACCGTGCCCACGGTGAGCAAGTGGGAGCTGGGCCAGCGGACTCCGGAGCTGGAGAGAGTTTTCCGCATGACGCTGATCTTTGGCGTCCCCATTGAGGAGATCGTCCAGCGGACGGAGAGCGCGTGAGAAGGGAGGAGCGGACATGGCACGAGAGCGTGAGAGCTTCCGGGATCAGCTGCAATCCTTACAGGCCAAATTCCCGGAGCAGGAGGTCCTGACCAAGGACGAGGCCTGCAAGCTGCTGGGCCTTGACTGGGACGCGCTGCTTCACAATGACGGTTTCCCGGCCAAGAAGGTAGGGAAGCGCTACATTATCCCCATTGTACCCTTGGCCCGGTGGATGGTTACATGGTAGCGCGGAAAGGAGGAAAAGACAATGGAGCGGAAGTACCCGAATTTGTACCAGAGGGCAAGGCTGAGTACCGGGTTGACGCAGGAACGTGCAGCGGAGCTGCTTGGACTGTCGCCGGAAAGTCTGAAACAGTACGAGGGAGGCCGCCGGATACCGCCGGACGAGACGGTGGCGCGGATGGTGGAGGCGTACCGCTGCCCATGGCTGGCATTGGAGCACGCGCAGGCCACGGACCGGCTGGGCGTGCTGCCCAAGGCGGAGCCGAGGCCGCTGCCCATGGCAAGCATCGCCCTGCGGAACCGTCTGCAAGACGCGACTGGCCGGCTGGATGCCCTGCTCCGGATCGCGGAGGACGGCGTGATCGACGAGGCTGAGCGGCCGGAGTTCGATTCCATCGTGGTGGAGCTGCGGGAGACCATGGCGGCCATCTATCAGGTGATCTACTCAGGCGCAAAAAAAGAACGCCCCGAGGCGGCAACCTCAAGGCGTTCAATGGATCGCGGATCTGTAAAATCCACTTTTGGGTACTTGGATTATAACACAGATCCGCAGCGGGTTGCAAGCCCCAATTTGTCCCGGAGAGGAGGTGTCTCTCTGTGACTGATTGGGCAATGTTTTTCATGGTCGTCGGCGTGGCGACGGTGGCGGCAATCCCGCTGCGGATTTTGGAGCGGATCGAAAGATAGTGGTATTGGCGGATTGCGAAGGGCAACGTAGATTTCCGTATAATTTGTGGAATTTGAGGTGATCGCATGAGCAATAGCGTTCCTCTGCGCCAATGGTATATAGAGCATAAAATATGCGTTTCCTGCGGACAGCGTGATGCATTTAACGGGAGACAGAAGTGCCCAGAATGTTTAGAAAAAGCGACACTAAATAACATAAAATACAGGAGCCTCGAAAGGGAACGCAATTATTACCAGAGAAGAAAAGAAAAGCGGGATGCCCGTATATCCGCTGGATTATGCCCCATCTGTGGCAAAGCGGCAGTAAAAGGGCAATTATGCCTTGAGTGCTATATTAAACATCAGAGAAGGCATGAAAAAGAAAAGCAACAACGCGCATTGCGCGGAGACCCTCGTAGAGAACGTATTAAAAATGGGCTATGTTGGTTTTGTGATTCTCCGGCTTTAGAAGGGAAAAAGGTTTGTCAAAAGCACTACGACGAGATTCAGGCAAGATTTCACAACAGAGGAGGGGATGAACACCCGTGGGCAAAAGACGAAGCGGTGAGGCGTGCAGAACTCAAATAGAGTCTTTCCGTGAGTACCTGGAAGACAAAGAGCTGTCTGATAATACCGTAATGGCTTACATAACTGCGATGGAACAGTTCTTTTCATCATTCGGGGAAATATCAAAGAAGAACGGCCTCGATTGGAAACGGGAACTGCAAGAAAAAGGATTAAAAGCGAAATCCATCAACATTAAGCTCAATGCCTTTAATTCGTTCTGCGGGATGGTTTGCGACGATGGAAGCAAAGTCAAGACGATGCGCGTCCATCAGGCTACAGCTGTTAGTAATGTTATATCCGAACAAGACTACAAAAAGCTGCTGGATGGATTGAAAAATGATGGAAATATGCGCTGGTATTACAATATCAAGTTACTGGCTTCGACGGGCTGCCGTGTCAGTGAGTATGTACGGCTAAAAAAAACAGATTTTTCAAGAGGGTACGCGGAAATGTGGACAAAAGGGAAAATTAGAAGGATTTACATCCCGAAGTCATTTCTGGACGAAGCTGATGGGTATTATTCGAGTTTTGAGCCGGACGATTTTCTTGCTGTTGGACGAAACGGAGGGCAAATCACGACCAGAGGCGTTTCTCAAATGCTTATGACGTTTGCTGTGCGATATGGTATTGATAAAAAAGTCATGCATCCACACTCTTTTCGGCACATGTTTGCAATTCAGTTTTTGCGGCGGAACAACAACATATCTCTTCTGGCAGATGTTCTTGGGCATTCCAGTGTTTCAACGACAGCAATTTATACTCGGATGACAAAAGAGCAGCAGCAGGACGCAGTAAATAAAACGATCAATTGGTAGGTAGGAAAATGGATATTGAAAGGCTTTACAAGAATTTTATAGATGCTGGCCAACAGCCGTGTAGCAGAGGAGATTCTCAGCGCGGAATCAAAATGCATCAGTATAGGACTGCAAAACAGCAGTTGTTTGAAGCTTTAAAAGATGACTATTTCGCCGGGAAATTATGCTCTGTTCTGGCAGATGAGCTTGTTCAAACAATTTCTGAATCAACGCAGAATCCGGAATGCTTCTGGGGATCTCCCAGAACCGCTAAGAGTAATCAAGCAATCTTTGTATACGAAAAGAATGAACGTCTGTTTGAAGAACTTCTGCGATGCTGGTTGGAAAGATAAGGGATCAATATGGCTTATGATCTGACGATGGGCGGCTTGTATGCTGTCATTCCCGCCGGGGTCTTGTATGACGACAGACTCCGGCCTGCCGCAAAGCTGCTGTATGGAGAGATCGTGCGGCTGGCGCAGAGCAGCGGATACTGCTACGCCACCAACAAGCAGCTGATGGGCGTCTGTAATTTGACGGACAAGTCCGTCTCGGAGTTGGTAAGCCAGCTCCGGGACTGCGGACACATCCGGGTGGAGATGATCCGGCGTTTCGGTGCCTCCGGAGATGTGGTTCAGAGGCGGATTTTTCTGGGGCAAATTCTGGCAAAAAATGGACCCCAAATCCATGGCGAGGAGGTCCAGGGAGGTATCCCGAAAAATCCGGATACCTTCCCCGAAAAATCGGGAGAGGGTATCCCGAAAAATCCGGAGGAATATAAAGGTATTAAGAATACAAGTATATATCCCCCTATAATCCCCCCAAAGGGGATGCGTGTAAAAACACGAAAAAGCAAGTCAACACCGGCATGGATGCCGGATGCTTTTGAGGCTTTCTGGAACCTGTACCGGACCCGTGGCCGGGCCGAGGACCGGGTGGGCGCTGTCCGGGAGTGGGACAGGCTCAAGCCGGACAATGCCCTCATCCAGACCATGACTCAGGCGTTGGAGACCCAGAGCAGGAGCGAGACCTGGCGCCGGGGCATCGGCATCCCTTACGCTTGCCGCTGGATCAAAAACGAGCGGTGGAAGGACACCGCACCGGAGCGGTCCGAATCGGACCAGGAGGCGGAGCCGCCCCGGCGGCGCTACGTGGGCAAGCGGATCATCGACGGCCAGGAGGTGGACGTGTATGAGTAATTTTGCCAGCGTGGAGGCGGAGCAGGCGGTCCTTGGCTCCATGCTGATTGACAGCGGATGCGTCCGCCGGGTGGCGGCTATCCTGCGGGAGTCGGATTTCTCCGTGGCCCTCAACCAGGACCTGTACCGGGTGATCGTGACCATGGACCGGGACGGTCAGCCCATCGACGGCCTGACGGTCTGTGCGGAGGCGCTGCGGCAGAGCCTGGCGGAGGAGAAGACGCTGCGGAAGTATCTGGCTCAGCTGATGGAGATCACGCCCACCGCTGCCAACGTGGCGGAGTACGCGGAGATCGTGGCCGGGACTGCCCGGCGGCGCGAGCTGAAAACGGCGCTGGAGGACGGGCTGGCGGCCCTGGCGGACCAGGCCCCAGAGGACGAGGTGCTTACTCAGCTGGACGCGGCCATGACGGCCAGCAGCCAGCGATTGGAGAGTGAGCTGCTTGCTCCCAAGGAGCAGGTGGACGGATTTTTGGACTACCGTGCTCAGATCGACGAGGGCAATATCCCATACGTCCGGACAGGCATCAAGGCACTGGACAAGCTGCTGGGCGGCGGCATGGTGCAGGATGGATTGTACATCCTGGCGGGCCGCCCCGGTATGGGCAAGAGTGCCCTGGGCGTCAGCATTGCCGAGCATGTGGCCCAGACGGTGGGCAAGGTGGATTATTTCTCCCTGGAGATGTCCAGGGAGCAGATCATGGCAAGGCGGCTGTCCAGCCTGAGCAAGGTGGACAGCAAGCTGATCCTGATGGACACCCTGACGGCAGATGAGTACAAGCGGATGATCGAGGCCACTCGCAAGGCGGCAGCCACGCCGTTTTACTGCACCAACGGCCGCGCCCAGAGCGTCCAGCGGATCACGTCCGTTGCTCGGGCGGGCCGGGACGTCAAGCTGGTGGTGGTTGACCATTTCGGTCTGATCCTCCGCCCCGGCAAGCGGCAGGATGCGGACGAGTCAAGAGAGATCGCCCACGCCCTCAAGCGGCTGGCCCAGTCCCTTAACCAGCCGGTGCTGTGCCTGGCACAGCTCAACCGGCAGAATGAGCAGAGATTGGACAAGCGGCCCACACTGGCGGACCTGCGGGCCACGGGCGCCATGGAGGAGGACGCCGACGGGGTGATCTTTGTCCACCGACCGGACTATTACCAGGCGGACTACAAGCGGGAGCGAGGCGCACCGGAGCGGACGGAGGTCATCCTGGCCAAAAACCGCCACGGTCCAACCGGACGCCTGGATTTATCTTTCTGGCCGGAGACCAACACTTTCAACCCGGCATATGTGGAGTGAAACATGAAAATCAGAAATATTTTGCACATCGAGCCGACATTGGAGGCGACCAGCGGGCTGGGCACCATCGGGCCGATCCCGGCGCGGGTGATCTACATCCACCCGGCGGGGCGGTACTACACGGTGGAGTTCCGCAGTCCCATTACCGGCTACAACTGGCGGGAGGCTTTTTGGCCGAAGTTGGCACTGCATACGGAGCCACGGCGGGAGCCGCATTTTGACTACACGAAAAAACTCAAGACTTGAGCGATAAAGGGGAAAAGGTGAAGTATGAGAGCAATCGCGATCATGAACAACAAGGGCGGCGTCGGCAAAACCGTTACCGCCATCAATCTGGCTGATATTTTAGCCAACGACTACAAGCAGCGGGTCGTGCTGGTGGACTGCGACGGACAAGCCAACCTGACCGGCTTTTTCTTGCCGGGGCAAGACATGGATAGCGTCACCACGGCTGACGTGCTGACCGGGGACTGTGAGCAGGTATGGAGCGACAACCTCCTACCTCTGGGAGAACGCTTGCAGCTCCTGCCCAGCAGCTCCGGCCTGTACGATCTGGATCTTAGCGCCATCAAGGACGGCGTGGGCGCGCCAGAGCGGATGATCGATTTTGTGTCCGCCGCCCGGGAGGACGGCGACGCGGACTGGATGATCTTTGACTGTCCCCCGGGCTATACGCTGGCCAGCGTGGCGGCGCTGCTGTCCGTTGACGAGGTTTTGATCCCGGTCATGGCGGACAAGTTTTCCATCGACGGCGTACTGGCCGTGGCCCAGCAGGCCAGAAAGCTGACCAACACCCGGCCGGGGCTGCGTGTCCGGGCGCTGCTGACGCAGGTGCGCCGATCCGACATTGTGACGGAGGCGGAAAATGTGCTGGAGCGCATGCGGGTGGAGGTGTGCCGGGCCAAGATCCGGCGGACGGATAAGGTCCCGGAGAGCACGGTGACGCTGCTGCCCCTGCGGCAGTACAGCCCCGGCAGCAGTGCCTGTCAGGATTACCGGGCGCTGGCGTCGGAGCTGATGATGGAAAGAGAGGGATAACATGGCCGGGAAGAATTTTGATATTTCCAAATTCGCCGCCACGATCAAGCCGGTGTCAGAATCGGACACCATGATGGAGATCCCGGTTGACGATATCCGGGACAACCCCCGGAACTTTTACCCGACGCCCGACCCTCAAGCACTGCGGGCGCTGGCGGACTCCATCCGGGCAAACGGTCTGCTGGAGCCGCCTACAGTGGTCCCTGCCGGTGACGGCACCTATCGCCTGATCTCCGGCCACAGCCGTCTGGCTGCCATCCGGAGTATGTGGGAGGACGGCACCGAGGAGGACTGGGCGCGATTTTCCAAGATCCTGTGCCGGGTGCTGCCCCCTATGTCGGAGGGGCAGGAGCAGGCGGCGGTGATCGAGGCCAACCGGCAGCGGGTGAAGTCAAACGCCCTGCTGGCTGAGGAGGCGGCGCGTCTGACGGAGGCCTACATCAAGCGCCGGGAGGCCGGTGAGCAGCTTCCCGGCCGCATCCGGGACTATGTGGCAGAGGCCCTGCAAGTCAAGGCCACCAAGGTTGCCAACCTGTCGGCCATCAAAAACGGCCTCAAGGTGCCGGGGATCGTGGAACGCTGGAAGCGGGACGAAATCCCAGAGGCAGCGGCCTTGCAGATCGCCCGGATGGACATTGACGAGCAATACCGGCTGCTGGACTGGATGATTGACAAGAACAGGCCCTATTCCATCAACGAGGTGCGGAAGTTCTCCACCTGCTATACAATGGCTTGCCGGAGCTGTGAGCACACCGGCCGGATGTGCGAGAACGCGGAGCGGATGTACGATCATGACTACCGATACGGCGCGTGGCTTGGCTCCAACTGCTGCATGATGTGTCTGAAAAAAGACACCTGCCCGGCGGCCTGCAAGTATGTGGAGAAAAAGCCGGTGGAGCAGCCGGAAGCCCCGGCTGTGAATCCGGCGGCGAAGGACCCCAGGCTGGACTACAAGGTGATGGTTCCAACCTTCTGCCAGCGGGTGCGGGCGCTGCGGGAGCAGACCGGCATGAGCCGGAAGGAATTTGCACAGAGCATCGATGAGTTTCCCGGGACATACAGCGCGTGCGAGAACAAATCCATGTGCGGATCGGAGAAGATCGCCAAGCTGGCGCTGTGCTTCGGCGTCAGTACGGACTACCTCTACGGTCTGACGGATGAGTTGACACCGCCGACACTGCCGGAGGGCCAGCTGATGATCGCCGGATGGATGCCCGGCAGCATTAACCCGGCGGAGCCGGGAGAGTTTGCAGTCTGTGTGGATTTGGGCGGCGGGAAACTTTGGAAGCGGTTTCTTGACTGGGATGGCCAACGCTGGATGAGGCCGGGCGGCATCGAGGCACAGGCCTCCGACGTGGCCTGGTGGATGCGGCTGCCGCCTGTCCCAGCGGCAGGGAAAGGAGCGGA